TCATCGAAGTTGTTATCCTTCTTATAGTCATACCATATATTCTCTTTGAACTCTTTCCATTCTTCTTCGGTACAAATTCTTTTAAGAACCAACTGAACGCGGAGAAGTTCATCAAATAATGAAGAAAACTTATTGCGTAGTCTTTGAATGAATTTGGTGAACTTTAACTCGTCTCTGGTGATTTCTGTTGATCTACCTAGAGAGAAACCTTGCTGTGGTTCTAGACGACCGATTGGAACACCGAGCGACTTGTATAGTTTGGACTGAAAATACTTAACATCTTCCAATTCACCGAGGTTACGAGCACCTTCTAGTGTAGAGATTTCCGTACCCTTAGAGCCTTCACGGCGCGGCAGCCAGAAATCTTCAAGCATTGATAGATGCTTACGATCATCCTTGATTTCACCGGTTGATGAATCATAGACCAACTTGTTGCGATACTTAACCATAATATCACGAACATATTGCTCGGCTTTAACTGTTGGCATGTTACCAACGTCAATGTAGAAAACACGACGTTCCGGCGCGCGGCTCAAACGGTAGATAACAGTGGCATCTTCAACCATTCTAAGATTGTTGAATGGTTTAATTGCTTTATGTAGATATGATAGAACCATGGTCTGTTTAGGATCCATGAGTCCTGAATTGATATTGACAATCGAGTCAGGTGCGATTTTAGAACCTAGATTGGTGCCTGAACCAACCATACCCCTTTCATTATAGAGGTAGTATTCAATTACCTTTTTAACGAGTTCAACGCCTGTTTGCGGATCTCTCATCTTTTGAATTTCACGGATCTTTCTAATACGACGAGGATCGACATACTTTAGTTCTTGAATGCCCAGAGCGGGATTCATTTCATCAATAACGATATGGTAGTAAAGTCTTCCGTCAATATAGTAACGACGAAAGATATCATGTCCCATGTTACCAAAGTTTAGAAGTTTTAAAACGTATTCAAATTCTTCTTCAATTTTACGTTTAATTTGGGCAGGAGCCTTAACATCATCAAGATTAATTTCAACACTTTGTCCGGAATCTTCGATAACGATTGCTTCGTTTACGATTTCGTCAATAGCAGATTCCATTTCTGGTTGAATTGCCATTTCACGATATTTCGTGATTAGCTGTGTTTCATTTCTGAAAGTGCCGTCTAGATCGACATACGTGCCATAGTAACCGGCGCCAGCAACCGTTACGGCGCCGTCGTCGGATTGTGGTACAGCAAATGTTTTATTCTTAGGTTGACCGGTTTGATTTAATCGCTGTTGTTCTTCATCATCACCAGTGCCGATTTGAAATCCAAAGAATCTAATTGTCGTTACTCCTGTTCATCATGAAATTCCGTGGGGTATTTCTCCCCACGGAATAATATGTATTTATGACACTTACGCTACGTCTGTAGAACCGTCTAATGCTTCCCACCACTGGTAGGCGAATGTCACATCATATTCTTCAATTTGATCACCAAGACCCCAATCAAGACTGATAGCAGCAACATCCGTTGGGAATGCTCCAACAATCTTGTAAGCTTTGATGATATTACCTGCTTTACCATAATGAGTAATATACCCATCTGCTTGATATGAAATCGAAGAAAGTGCGGCAGGTGAACGAAGATTTGAAACGTGACTGTTGATTGCTGTTAGCCACGTTTCTAGGTTTCTACGAGCAACGAAATCTTCATCGTTGATAACCGTAAAAGTCCAATCGGTAAATGATCTTGTACCAGCTACTTTAATCTCACGACCGAAGTATGGAACAACGATTGGTGTTACACCATCACCAGGGAGTGAAGTTGCCTTTACTCTAAAGATGATGTCGTTTGTTAGAGGTGCTGCGCCTAAAATTGGTGGTAGGCTCATCACAACCTCGAACAGACTTGGACGAGCGCCGTCGTCAACAAGTGTTGCTCTGAATTGATTGACATTAAAAGCCATTTAAGTTTTCTCCTTTTCCTTATTTATTAGAATTTACCAACAACTTCGGAGAAGGCAACTCCGGAGCGAACGGCCACGAAATTCAACTGGATAAAGTTGATAGAACGTGCTGGCTTAATGTAAATGTCACCAACGAACTGATTGCTGTCGATAACCTGTGATGTATTGTTGGTTTCATCGCAAACAATCTTATAGTCATAGATACCGCGGCGTCCTTTAACGTCACGTAGGAATGGATCTACTAGAGCAACGAATTGTGATCTGGTAAATGCATCATTGAACTCAAAGAGTGAATACTTAGCAGCCTTTGAGATAGACTTTTCAAGAACGATAAACAATCTACGAACGTTAATACGATCAAATGCTGATGGCTTAACTTGTAGAGTTTTATCACCGTAAAGAACGGTACCTTGACCGGCAAATTGTAGAACGGGATTAATATTGTTGTTATACAATACGTCTCTTTCAGCCTTTGATGGAAGCCAAGAAAGTTTTGTAACATTCTTGATTTGTCCACGGTTAAGACCTGCTGGAGAATACCAAGGATCACGAGAAGTATCGGTATAAGCACAGAGACCGGCAATGTCACCATTTAATGGGACCCAACGATAAATGTTGCTATACTTGTCGAACTGTCTCTTCCATGCAGAATCCATGAACGCATATGAAGATGATCCGATACCATTTCTTGTTGCTACAGCATTGGTTACTTCGTTACCTGGCTGGTTGATAGTGTCACCATATGCTGGCGAGCAGAATACAACGCAGTCGCCACGACCTAGGGAACCACCTGGTTCAGCAATGTTCTGAACAACCCATTGGGTAACAGTATTGCTCGCGCCGCCCATCATGATAAGGGAAATATCATAGGTGTCAGCGTCGGAGAAATAAGTGTACCCTGTCTGTAGGTTTGCGGTAGACGATAGTGACTGTGCGCCGTTAGCAAGAAGATAGCTATATGTTCCAACACCGGCATATGATAGTAGATTTGCTGAGAAGTCTACCTTTGATGTTGTGGTATTACCCCAGTTAACGTATGCACCGTTGTAACCAACTTCATAATAACCTGTGCTATTAGAAGGCATGGTTGCGGTTGGCCATAGGAACTTTGACTGATCGGCAATAACATTGACCCAATAGTTTGATGAACCATCGAATGATTTTGCGTCTCTTGCTTTTGACAATCCTGTAAACTTTTCAATAACAGTGTTAGCAACACCGCCTGAGAACTGTCCTGTAGTATCAACTACGACAAGATGGAACTCATCATTAGCACAACCACGATCAGAAGCATACTTTGATGTTCCTGGAGGTAGCGGAAAGTATGAGGCATATGGCCAGCTGGTCCATGTTGATGATCCTGATCCTACGTTTGCGGCAAATGCAGAAACACGTAGACCATTGATATATGATCCTGGATACTTAGCAGAAACGAATCCGTAGTAGTTATTACCTACTGCTAGATCGGTTAGAGTGCTATATCCTAGTTCCCATATGTCTCTATTTTTAATTAGAGGTGCTGAGTTACCGGTTGATGCGTTTGTTGCGCCGGCACCAACAGTTCTCACAACTCTTAGAGAATTAGCATATGCTAGGAAGTTTGCGGCAGTCCACCATGTATAGGCTACGTTATTGGTTGGAATGCCATACTTGGAAACTAGATCGATTTCGCTTGATACTAATTGAACATATTCCACAGGACCCCATTCAAAATCACCGGAGATTGCGCCAACGGTTGTCGATGCGGAAGGTACTACTGTCGTAAGGTCAATTTCCGACCAAACCACACCTGGAGATTGTTGATATCCCATTTTTTACTCCTTTATGGGTTGTAATGGTTCATTATCCATTTCAACCTATTTATTGTTTTGATGTTTTTAAGGAACTATAGCCGTGCATCCCACTTGTAGTTCAGATCATCAAATGGATATAGTTGCTCTCTTTCACGTATCCATCGATCACCGTTGGCATCCTCTTCCACAACTTCATCTAATCCGTTATCAATGAATCCAAAAGGTACGTTTTCAACATCTTGAAGATAGTTGATTTCTTTCTGTAGAACGTATCGAATATCATTGGAAACAGTTTCTTTAAATAGTTTCTGTGCTGTCAACCATCCAAAATGAACCAAAGTCATTGCCAGATCGTCGTTTGATCCCTCTTCCGCCATAAACGTCTTTTTGTTGGCAGAGAATGAAAATAATTCGGTAATAGTATCCTCGTCATTAAGTATAAGTTTATCATTTTCTACTAGAGTTTTGAGGTTAGCACAACCAATCATCTTGGACTGCGCTGTAATTTTTAGGCCGAATGCCAGTTTGTTCTTGCCTGCTGCGAAACCGCCAGACCACTGAGTTCCTTGTTTTCCTTTTTGCTGGAATTTTAGCAGGTTCTCATAGTTTAACTCATAGTGTAAGATATCTGCTACCTGTAGGCCGATAGAGTTAATTTCGACTAGAACAAATGCTTCATTATACTTTTTGGCTGCCGAGTAGATAACTGCGGGAAAACGAATAGGGTCGATCAGATTGTTTCTATATTTAGCTACCTGACGGTATGGAATCTCTGTAACGTCAAAGATTGAGAATGACGAATAGTCGAGACCCTGTCCTTCTGATACATCGGCAGTTAAAACATATGTGTGCTTAGGAATAGCGTGTTCGAATATATCCATACATTCATTTTTAGCAATAGGTTCTTTCCAGTGCAATGCTGCCAGTTTGGCACCATTGATAAGAGTATTAGATGAACCTAAGAACTCACAACCAAACTCTTGGTCGAACTGTCTTTGTGAGGTATTTCGTATAGTTTCTTCTGCCCACTCTTGGTCACGACCGGGCACCATTGACCAGTGAATTTCAATTGGAATATATGTGCTGGTCTTTTCGATTGCTTTCATCCACATCTTATAAAAGAGATTCATACCATTAGGAGTAGAAACGATGACAACCTTTGAGGTTTTACCAGAAGAAATGGTGGGGTATGTAGAGTTGAAGAACTCTTCGGCAATATTATTAGGAACGAACGCAAACTCGTCCAGAAAGATAAGGTTGAACGAGAAACCACGGACTGATGATCCGCTGGTGGAATCTGCCAGAACTCTTGATCCGTTTGCCAGCCATATAGAACCTTTGTTCCATTCTTTGATACCTTGCTTGAGGAACATAGGCAGATACTCAAATGCTAGTTTTAACTTTCCTAGAAGTTCTCTGGCAGTTGGAGCACGGTTAGCTAGAATAGCGACAACGAAGTTCTCATTGAACAAAATCTGGTGCAGAATGTATGCCACACTTGTGGTTGACTTACCGACCTGTCTGGGTAGCTTACAGATAGAGAAACGATTATCATGAAACGTCTGTAGCATCTTCTCTTGAAAGTTCCACATATCAAATGGAATTAAACCACGGTCAACGTTAATGATGCGAATATACTTACGAGAAAAATAAACGGGATCATCGGCACACTTGATATATTCATCAAGTTCCACCTGTGTAAAAGAATGTCTATACTGCTCATTAGGCAGATTTGGATTATTCTGGTAGCTGTAAGGTGTCCTTGCCATCTTCTTTTTGCTTCTTTATAGCAGATAATAACTCTGCTGCTGAACCTACGAATACTGCCTGTTCTACATTAATATGATCCGGATTCTTAATACGAGGATCTGATGCAGGATCAGGTTCCTTGAGGTCCCTTTTCATTTTCTGTAGATTATATAGGTCCTTAGACGTTTCCCCTACAGTTTTAATTAGATTGGCGACAACCTCGAATCCTCTAGCGGATTCATTTTGTCTAGCAATGTCAGTGATATCATCAAGTGCCGAATTACCTTTTTGGACTAGATTGCGAAGCGTATCACGAACCAGTCTGTAATCTGCGTCTTGATCGTTTTCTTCTTCCTGCACAGGTTCATAAGTTACAATTTCTTTACCCACTTCACCTTTGATTTCTTCTTTATTAGGCTCGTGGTGTTCAATGCCTAAGGCATCTGATAAATTTTTTTCAATTCCCATAATTAAACCCTAAAATAGGCCGCCCCCGAAGGAGCGGCCCATAGATTATCCAACCTAAAAGATTAGACTGGTAGTTCTTCCCACTCAACGAATGCTGAGAAGATGTGTGTTGTACCAGTTGCGTAAGCGCAAAGTGATACAGCAGTACCC